CCTGAGCCTCTTGAAGCTCTTTTCCAAAAACAGCCCCTGGGACATTGGCAACCCAGCTACACTGGAACTCCTGTTCAAACTGATCAACGCTCATCATAGAGCGCGCAGCCTCAAGCTCTTCCTCATCTAAAATGTTAGTCTCGCTGGCCTTGTAAATCGCTGTGTGCCAGTCATCCTGTTGCTCAGCAGCTGTGAACAAATCATAAAAAGCATTATGACCCCTGGGCGTTCCAATAAAGATCGCATAGCCCTTGCGGTCACTCAGAGCCGGCCTGATGACCTCCGGGAACAAACTCTCCGGCATATCAGCCATCTCATCAAGCACAACACCATCAGCATATATGCCCCTGAGGCTCGCCGGGTTCTCCGATCCAAGCAGCTGTATCCTCGCACCATTAGGCAAATCACACCTGAGCTCAGTCTCGTGAAACCTGACCATCGGTATCTTGCCAGCAAACTGCTTGATATAATCAAAGCTAATCTGCTTAGCTTGCCTATAGGTGGGCGCTATGTAGAAAAACCTCGGATTAGGCCGGTCACACAGTATAGCGTCCCTCAGCAAGTGATTTATCGCCATTACAGTCTTGCCAGCCCGTCGATGCATAACAACGACAGCCCAGCGTTTCTCGCTTAGCTCGGCGTGTAGCTTTGCCTGGAGAGGCCTAGGCGTATAGGGGATCTCAATGTTCATGTGAGAGACAGGCTCATGATAGGTTATTATATGCTATAGATTCGGCGGGCGCATCTGGGGGTAGGTGGGGGTCGCGTTTAGGAAATCCCACACACACAACAGGTATGTATCCCGTCACTCTCGTAAGCATATCAATGGTTACAGCCTGGCCAGTGCCAAGCCAGTGCCAAGACTGCTACAGCCCGGCATCAATCTAAGAAAAAACAAAAAGCTTTGGGTGCCTTGTACGCGCGAGCACTGACACAGACAGCTTGTTATATATATCAATCACGTTCTATCACGACAGGTTCAGCATTGCCCCACGTCAAAGTAACAGTCCCGCTAGCGCTCTGCTTATCGTCTGCCTTGTCTCTAATACCAAGAGGTTGCATCTGCCTGATGTGCTTATCCTTGTGATCTGCCTCTAACCGTCTACGCTGTACCTCAGCCATGGCAAGCTTAGGATCACTGGGCAATGGCGCTTCAACGAGATCAATGATCTGATCACGCATTACCTCACACTGCAAAGCTCTTGCTGTCCTATAGCTTGTGTAAGCCTCTTCATCCTCTTGAACATGGCGCAGCACTGTTCTCCAGCTAGGCAACGAGCTATCCTCGTTACATATCCTAGTCAGACTAATCCCGTCTGCAATCCTCTCGCAGATCGTTGTCATCTGTGCTTTTGTGATACGTCGTTTAGCCATGAGCATCCGAAAAGAGCTGACCCGGCCATAGCAGCTGCCAGGCTGAGCCAGCTTGTAAGGTTCAAGTTAAGGGAGAAAATACGCAACATATTGTGCAGCGTAATAGAATCTGTACCAGTTTTAGAACATTCGCGTCAAGTGCTTTGACGAATAATGTCACAACACATAATACAACCTGATCAATACATCTTTGTAACGCCGTTTGACGATCCTGGGATCGTTGAGCTGCAAGATCCTTGCTAACTTTGTCCAGGACGGGCCACGCTCTCTAAAAGCAGCGCTATGTGCTACAGCCCAGACAAGGCGCCGATCCTCTTGGTCGAGCTTTGTAACAGCCAGGCCAACAGCCTTGTCATATCTAGTTATCTGATCTGGCGTAGCTTTGAGCCTGGGCGCTTCAAATGCATTGTAGCCATATGCTTGCCATTCCATGACATAGTCAGGCCACGCGCTCATCTTTTGTCTACGAATGGCAGCTGGTAGCTTGCGTTCTGTCTCTGCTGCTTCCATGAACAGCTCGTTGAGCCTAGCTACGTCCATTAAGCTTGTCCTGCATTGTGTGCAAATAATCAATTCGATCTATCGCAGACATAGCATTGAGAGCTTTTTGCAGCTCCTTGAAGCTATCTAAGCTAAGCTTAGGTCTAAGCTTTTTCATAACTCTACGTTCAAGCTCAGCAATCGGATCTATCTTAGATCTACCTATAGCTTGAACATACGGAGCTTTGCAGAGCTTAGCTTGCTTAGTTAGTAAAAAATTTATTTGTGGGTTTTCTGAGATCTTCTGAGACTTCCAAGACCTCTTAGACTTAGAGCTACATGATACCCGTTTCATCTGTCAATCCCCTCAATTCATACCAATGAGATTTTTTATCCGCTGCCACCAGGTCATCCCGGCCTGTTTGCGTCGTGCCCAATATGCCTTGATCTTGCGTGACTGTTGTTCACGTTGAGCTTTTGTCCATGTTCTTCCCATTTTCCTTTTCCTTCCTCACTTGTTCTCGCCAACACTTATCGTTAGCGCACACCAGCTTGCCGCTGCCCAGTATCACCCAGGTTCCCCACATCTTCTCGTGCGTTGAATTGCAGCTCACGCACGTTTGAGGCCACTTTTCCTGATCCAAGATCCATCTCCATTATTTGCTTAGCCATCTCGGCCAGTAAGTAACGCTCAGTCATTAGACCGTATCCGTCACCGTGCCGCTCAACCTGGTAACGCGGTATGTTCCAAGCCTCGGCAATCAGATTGATGCCCATGCCGTCCATGATGCCGCGGCGGTACTCAGCCCGTGCCAGCTGCATTGCTTCATCGCGTGTCATGCTATCCACCTCACTGCCGGGTCATCGTGATGATCTGCTTCCCATACAAACCAGGCATAGGCAGTCGTGCCGGAGCCGCTCACCTCTTGATCACCGCGCCATATCGTCAAGCGCCGGCTGAACACATAGATTTTTGCTGGTGGATTCATGGCAAACAAACGCCAATAACGCTGTATTCCCTCTAGGAAGCTCAGACGCAGCAACCAGGCGTGTTTGGTGCATCCCAGTGCTATGGCATGGCTAATGAACGCCTCAGCGAGCTTGTAGGGCGGGTTTGTAATTAAATGATCAGCTGCGCGCTTCTGTTCCATCAGAAAATCAACGCCAGCTGGGCAATAGCCATAATCATTTAGATCTGTAGCTATGACATCGTAACCAGCCAGGTCACAACACTCAGCCAGGGCGCCATCACCAGCTGCCGGCTCCCAAATAACCTTATCAAACCGCTCATTGCTAAGTAGCGCATGGGTGGCTTCTGGTGGTGTTGGATACCAGTCGTCCTTTTGCCTCATGCCCAGCCCCTACCATCGCAGCTGTAACAGCTTGTCCATTCCACACAGCCATCGCCGTCTGGTTGGCGTATCATTCCATCTTTGCAGTCATGGCAAGGCTTTACCGCTATGCCCAGGCCGCAAGTATTACACACGATAAGACCGCCTTTTCGACTAGGCAGCGCGGTATCGCAATTAGGGCATCTACCCCAACGCAGACGACTATGCCATGTACCGTCGCCATCAAGCATCATATGCCGGCCCTCAGCTTGACGATGGGCTCTAAAATATCGCGTACCTGTTCGACAGAGCGAGCTAAGCCCCAGTGACAGCCGGCCAGCAAGAGCCGGTTCCGCATCTCTTCTTGGTTTGGCGTGAGCTTGCCGCCCTTTATACGCTTCAGCTCAATAAACACAGACGTGCTGATGCCATGCACCGCTTCATCACCGGGCACAAAGATCTCAAGGTCAGGCCAGCCAAACTTGGTGCCCATCAGCTTTAGCTTCATCTTAAAAGCCACATGGCGTGTGCCTTCGTTTGGGCTGTGATGGAATATGCAACCGGGCGGCAGCGCATAGTGCAGCCAGCTGGCAACCTGTTTTTGCAGCTCATCTTCAGTCACGCCGAAGATAAAAGTCATTTGGCATGACCTCTCCGTTGCTCAGTAAAATGATACGATCCATAAATACCGGGTTAGGTATCAGACGGTCTTTATGATCAAATGGTAAGCACCAGCGCCGTGCTACGGTTGCATGGCTGGCATCTACCTGACGGGCTAGTTCGCTGTATGACCAGCCTCTTTGTCTACGGAATATGTCTAAAATCATACGTAATTAATTACATGACTTGACTTAATCCGTCTAGAGGCTTACCTAAATAAAAGTGTTTTAACGGAAACGGACAAGGTGATACAATGATAGTCATGTCGAACAACCTGTCAGTAATGATTGCCCGGTCGGGCTTGCCTAAACAAGATGTTGCCGCTTCTATCGGTGTGGCGCCCGAAACCGTGTCGCGTCATATGTCCGGCAACATCCAGATCAATCTTAAACTGGCAGAAGAGTACGCCAAGGTGCTAAACTGTATGCCGCAAGACATACTGTTCGCCACCAAGCCCCTCAAAATAATTATACACAGTCATATTCACGCTGATGGTGAAGTATCGCTTGTGCTTGCTGGGCAAATATGTCCACGCTTAAAAGGTCCGGCCAAAAGCGGTAAAATCTATATGAACCATATGCTCCAAGATAAACTAAGTGCTGTTATTTGCACAATGGACAAAGGATATACCGGCAGACATGAAGAATATCGCAATGCTGTAAATGTTATTAAATCCGAGCCGGTTAAACTAAACTATATTGATGAATCGTGTGAGAAACGCCCGTGCTATTTTCTCGTTCACGAAGAGGAAAAGTCTGCACCAACCGTTGGTTATGGCATTTTGTATCCTGAGCCGGGTGAATTGTTTACCGTTGTGGATACAAACAATGGCAATATTCGCAGAAACTTGAAATTGATCTGGGCAACACCGCATATTTCAACAGTATTTCGGCCTGATCTGCGTGATATAAATATAATATACGACAAGTAACTTGACGTAATCCGTCGCACCTGATACGCATATCCTCACAAGTGAGGGGATATGACGCTATGAAACATGACGTGCCTGAGTGGGCTTTACGCCACAATGTAATCACACATAGCAATCAAAGATCGAAAGACAGAGCTAAAAATCTGTTTGAAAAGACGCACGTCCGGCCTTTGATCGATAAAGCTTACGACACGCTGCGCGACAAAACAGCGTCAAACAAAGACAAGCTTTTAGCCAAAGACACACTCCACAGATTAAAAGATGGGCGCGGTAGCGCTAACATGATGAGCGGTGTGGCCGTCCAGACTGTATGCGACTTGCGTCTAGTTATGGATAGTGAGGGAAACACCCTTGATATGGCTGAGGCAACTCGTGCCGGCGTTGAACAGCTGCAATCATATAAGCCAGTCGATGATCTTGATGAGGCAAAGAAAGAAAAGTATTTAGAAGAGCTGCCGCTAGTTGCCGAACACGCGGTGCTTGGTCTGCAAGAAGCTATGGCAAGCGACAACCGCATACTGGGCGAGATAGATCTGCTTGATACTTTCCCCGGTCTTGCCCTGCCCTACCACACAAAGCCCGATTATAACCGGCGCGGTGATCTCAAAACAAAATGGTCACGGCCAAGTGCCAGGTCAAAGTCTGGCTGGCAAACCGGCAGTCTGCCCAGCTCGCTCAGCGGCATGTTTGACATGAATAATGTCTTTCAGTGTGCCGGCTTCTGGCAGCTAAACGGTCACCAGCCACCTTTCCTTATGTACGCTAACGCAACAGATTATCGGATCTTTACCCCGGACAATGCGCCTGAGCTGCGTAATGATTTTCTCGCTGACATTATCCGCGACACAACGCAATACCACAAAACCACTGAGAATATGCTTCGCATGGCAAGCAATAAAGAAGAGCTGCTGGGCTTAGTATCGCCGGACTGGTCTGCAATTTACTGGTCTGAACCCGAAACCTACTTGGCAGAAGCCAGAAAGATATGGGGTATCACATGACAATGCTTGATTGGATTCGCGAAATATTCGCCACCGTTTTGTTCATTGCGCTGATGGCAATGATTTACGTCATGCTCGTAATTCTGTTCCCTGACCCACTCCTATGGAGCCCGGCATGATGGGACAATCAGAGCTTGATTTTAGCCGGCCACCGCTGGTTCACAAAAACGCCAAAGATACTGAGCGGATGGCCGCTGAGTTTATCGCACCAAAAGTAACAGATCGGAAGAGCGTCGTGTAGGGAAAGGTGTAGATCTCGGTGGTCGCCGTATCATTAAAAAAAAAAA